AGGACAGATGCAGCAAATGCCGCAAGACTTGCAGCAGAACAAAAGGCAGCAGACGCAGCTGCTAAGGCCGCAGCTGACGCTGCAGCTAAACTCCAAGGAGAGAATCTAACCACTGCTGCTTCTTATGGAATCAGCGAAGCGCTATTTAATGACCCAATCTATGGTGCTGAAATTAGAGCTATCTATGATTTGTTCAAGGCTAACCAGCCAGGTCCTGCGTTAGAGGCTTTGTTTAAGAGTAAGTATTACAGAGAACTAAGCTCTACCGTGCGTAACCGCATGAAGTTAAAAGAAGAACAGCCAGGTCAGTATACCGATGCTCTTAATAAGTACAAGATTGGTGCTCGTAAGCGCCTTGTAACTGCAGGCATTAAGATTAACGAACAAGAGTTCAATAAGCTTGCAGCTACTGCGTATGACCGTGGACTAGATGATAATCAGTTTGATGAGCTTATCAAGTTCTCAGGCAAGATTACTGGCTTTGGTGGTAACATCCTTGGTGATACTTCATCTCTTAAGTCATATGCTAATTCATTTGGTGTAGGCAAGTATCTAGGTGATGCATACTGGAAGCAGAAGTCTACTGACTTATTTACTGGTCAGACAACAACAGATGATATCCAAGCAGAAATTCGCGCAACAGCAGCAAGTGCTTTCCCAGGATACGCAGACCAAATCAACAATGGAATCAGTGTCGATGCTATCGGTTCTGCATATAAGGGAGCAATGGCTACAATCTTAGAGCGAGATGCTGATTCGATTACATTCGAAGACCCAATCCTGCGTTCAGCATTGCAATATATTGGACCCGATGGCAAGCCATCCGTCAAACCTTTATGGCAATTTGAAAAAGAATTGAAGAGTCGCCCTGAGTGGGAATACACAAACAACGCTCGCGACACAATGGATTCATTAACACTTAAAGTATTCCGAGATATGGGGATTGCATAATGGCAGACGAGCGTAGAAAGATTGCTGGTGCAAAGACAGATGCTGCAGCGCAGAAAACAGCAGCTGCAAATAGAGCTGCTGCCCTAGCAAGACTCAAGGCTGATGCACAGCAACCTCGTACAGATTCATCAGTATCTGCAGTAGAATCTGCAGCAGCAGCACGTGCTAAAGCGGCTGCTGAAAAGAAAGCTGCAGAATTGCAGGCAGCACTTGATGCAGCCATTCTAGAAGCAGGGCTCGGCGGAGAGGCTGAAGGCGATAGACTTGCTGCATTAGCAGCAGCACAAGAAGCTGAAGCCGATAGAATTGCTAAAGCGGAGGCCGATAAAGCAGAAGCAGATAGGATTGAAGCAGCTAGACTTGCTGCCCTAACTGCTCAACAAAGAGCTGCCGAAGAAGCAGCGGCTAAAGCTGCAGAAGAAGCAGCTAAAGCTGCAGCTGAAAAAGCCGCACGAGAAGCAGCAGAAAAGGCAGCACGAGAAGCTGAAGCAAAAGCAGAGCAAGAAAGAATTGCAGCCGAAAAAGCAATAACAGAAGCAAGAACTGCTGCAGAATTAGAAGCCGCAAAGAAGGCACAACTAGAAGCTGAAGCAGCAACAGCTGCAGCTAAAGCAGAATTAGAAAAACTTAAAAGAGAAGCTGAGGCTGCTTTAAAAGCGGCACAAGCAAAAGCAGATGCAGATTTAAAAGCAGCACTAGAAGCAAAAGATGCTGCAGCAATTAAGGCAGCGCAGGAGGCAAAAGCTGCAGCAGATGCAGCAACAGCTGCAGCGGTAGAGGCTGCACGAGTCGCGGCTGCAGAAGCTGCCGCAGCAGAAGCTGAAACAAATATTAACGTAACTGGTAATACGGTTATACCTTTCGCTGGTTCAACTGCAGCAGACATTGCAGCTAAGCTTGCAGCAGACCAAGCACTAGAGCAGAAAATGGCAGATAGAATTGCAACTAGCCAGATGCTTGCTGATAGATTCCAAAAGTATAACCTAACCTCGCTTGCTCCAAAGATTAAAGAGCTTGCCATTAACGGTGCCAATGAAGCAACAATTATGCTTGAGCTTCAGGAGACTGAAGAATACAAGCAACGCTTTAAGGCTAACCAAGAAAGATTCAAAAAGGGTTTAGCTGTTCTAGACCCAGGAACATACTTAAGAGTAGAGGATGGCTATCGCCAAGTCCTACGTTCATATGGTCTTAACCAGTTTGATACCGATGATTATGTATCTAAGTTTATTGCTAATGACATGTCACCGACAGAGTTTTCTAACCGTGTTGTGACAGCAGTTCAGCGTGTACAAAACGCCGACCCTGCACTCATAAAGCAACTCAATGATTACTATGGTATGGATTCTCAACGTCTTCTTGCTTATGTTCTTGACCCAGAACAAGAGTTTCCAAAGATTGAGCGTCAGATTGCAGCAGGAGAAATTGGTCTTGCAGCATCACGTCAAGGACTTACAGCTGGTAAAACAGTTGCAGAACAACTAGCAGCACAAGGTATATCTGAAGCAGAGGCACGAAAGGGTTACGCAACAGTTGCAGATATCCTTCCAACTGCTGAAAAGTTGTCAAGCATCTACGGTGGAACAATGGATACATATGGTCAGTCAGAAGCTGAACAAGAAGTATTCAATAGCCTAGCATCTGCACAGCGTAAGCGTCAGAAGTTAACTGCACGTGAAGTTGCAGCCTTTAGTGGTGCATCTGGCAGAAACCAAACAAGTCTAACCTCACCGCGAGTAGGACAATACTAGAATCCTGAACGGACCTATCGGCCCCGTCAGCGTAATAGACCGACAGTAGGAGCCAGCCAGTTTCCCCGAACTGAACTGTGGCCTGCGAACTAACAACGAATAGAAGGGTGGGTTGCTATGAGCAACAACTACTGGGACGACGAAGACGACGACCAAGATACCGACAATGAAGTGCAATTGGATGGAAGTGACTTACTTAAAAAGTTACGTAAAGCCAAGCGTGCTGATGAAAAGCGTATCAAGGAACTCACTGAGCAGCTTGAGACATTTACCAAGACGCAGCGTGAGTCAACCGTCAAATCAATCCTAGAACAAAAGGGTGTAAACCAGAAGGCAGCACGTCTAGTCCTTAAGGACTTAGATGGTGATTTCTCAGAAGAGGCAGTATCGAACTGGCTCGATGATAACGCTGACCTGTTTGGTATAGAAGTATCCAAGAAACGTGACGAAGAAAATCTTGCGACATTGCGTCAGCAGGATGTCATGACTCAAAAAGGATATACACCAGACCGAGCACAGGATTTAGAACAGCGCATGGACAATGCAAGTTCTATGGAGGAACTCCTCAGCCTGATGCAAGGACAACAATAATCAATCGTTCATAGTCAAGGAGACTAAAAAACATGGCAAACGCATATACAGATACCTCGAGCACCTCGTTCGGTGGTACAGTAGGCGGCGCTGGTCTCGTACAGAAGGCATATGACCGCCTTCTCGAGTTCGCTCTCCGTTCAGAACCCCTAATTCGTTCTGTCGCAGATAAGCGCCCAGCAAAGCAAGCAATCCCAGGTTCAACTGTAGTTCTACAGAAGTACGTTGACCTAGACACAAAGACATCAACTCTAACAGAGACAGTTGACCCAGATGCAGTAGCATTGTCAACACCAACATCTGTTACAGTAACACTTAACGAGTACGGTAACGCTGTACTTGTAACACGCGCATTGGAACTATTCTCTCTAGCAGATGTAGACCCAGCAATCGCAAACATCATTGCATACAACCTAGCCGATTCTATCGACGTAGTTGCAATGAACACACTACGCTCAGGTTCAAACAACATCTACGCAGGAAATGCAACAGCAGTTGCTAACGTAGATGCAGCTGACACACTAGACTCAGCAGACATCCGCAAGGCTGTTGCTAAGCTACGTGCTAACAAGGCTAAGGGCCGTCGCGGAAATGCATACTGGGTTGGTATCCACCCAGAAGTTTCACACGACCTTCGTGCAGAGACAGGCGACCTCGGATGGCGCTACCCACAGTCACAGTCTGCAGAGAATGCATCTAAGGTCTGGGCTGGAGAAATCGGTGAGTACGAAGGCGCATTCTTCGTAGAGTCATCACGTTTGTACAATGCTAAGTCAGGTGCAGACCAGACAGCATTGACAACAACAGCAGTAACAGTTGCAGGAACATCAGCAGGATTCACATTCGGCGTTGCTTCATCATCTGTTATCGCATCTCGTGCAGAAGTTGGTGACAAGATTGCAGGAACAGGTATCGCTTCAGGCGCACTAATCACTGCTATCTCAACATCAGGTTCAACAACAACTATCACAGTTGGCACAGCTAACACAGCAGCAGTAACAGTTTCAACAACTGTAACTGTAACACCAGTAACACGTGTCTTCGACACAATCGTTGCAGGTTCACAGGCAATGGCAGAAGCTGTAGCTGAAGAGCCACACGTAGTTATCGGTAACGTAACTGATAAGTTGATGCGCTTCCGCCCAATGGGTTGGTACGGCGTACTCGGCTTCGCAGTATACCGTGATGAGGCACTATACCGCATCACATCTGGTTCATCAATCGCTGCTCTCTAGTAGTTAATTGACTGCTGGGCAGGGGGAACCCTGCCTGGTGGTGAGTCCACTAAAGGAGGAGTCATGACAGATTACATCTTCGAGACACCAACTGTCGATGAAGGATTAGAAGGAGTTCAACGACTCTTTACATTCTACAAGTTAGCACGTGGAATTAGTGTTATCAAAGTCAATGGAACTTACCGTCAGGTTCGTTATCCATACGATGGTGACCTTGATACTTACCAAGAAGTATATCTTGGTGGTAGCAAGTACACTGTAGATGACACAACAAAGGCAGCACTTATTGCTGGTGGCGTTGGGGTAACAGAAGCAAACTTCACAGCAATATAAGGGACATATGGGACACGAACACGTAAGCAAAGTTCTTCAGTGGGGATACAAGTTAGTAGATGGAGACATGATTCCATACTCAGCATTATATGGGTGTGTGGGTTGTGATGCTACATCAACTGAACCATTCTCTGATGAGAACGATATCTTTATAGACCACACTAGGTGTGGACCTGATTGCTTTGGCTGTAAAGCCAGAGGACTTCAGATGAATACTGGCGATGCTAACAGTCAGCGAAATGCTCCACGTAAGCGTTTCGAAAGTGAACTATCTGCATACGCCAATGCTAAGGCCCAAGGCATACAGCCTGGAGGCACTACAATGGAAAAGATTCGTGAGGCAGAACGTGCCTCCGAAGTATTGAATAAGCCATACAATGCTAATTCAATGCCAGATGCAAAACACGTAAACCAATCAACCGCAGCAGTAATGAAAGAGATAGGACAAGTATAATGCCAAAAGTAGGAATGAAAGAATTTGCATACACAGCAAAGGGAATGGCAATGGCTAAGGCTGAGGCTAAGAAGACTGGCAAGCCAATGAAGAAGGCTGTTAAGAAGACAGCAAAGAAGATGGTTATGAAGAAGATGGGCAAGAAGAAGTAAATGGCAAACCCTGTTAGAGGAGCTATTAAGCGAGCTAAAACGGTAGCCCGTGAAGTTCGCGATATTCCTACAGCACTAGGTACTGGTATTGGTGCTGCTATGGATTACCAGCAACGCGGTCCAAAGAACGCTGCTAGCACAAAAGCAAATGCTAACTCTTCCAGTAAAAACTGGGACAAGCAATTAGCGGAAGCTGCAGCAGCAATTCTGAAGGGTACTTCTGGTACACGTTCAGACAAGTTTGACTCAAAAGGTAAATACAAAAGAGGATAATAATGACAGACCCAAGACTAAAGCGAGCAGGAGTATCGGGCTTTAACAAGCCTAAGCGTACACCAAATCACCCAAAGAAGTCACACGTTGTTGTGGCAAAAGAAGGAGACAAGGTCAAGACTATTCGCTTTGGTCAACAGGGCGTTACTGGTGACAGGCAGCCTACTGCTCGCCAGAAGTCTTTTAAGGCACGTCATGCTAAGAATATTGCCAAGGGCAAAATGTCTGCAGCATACTGGGCGGATAAAGTCAAATGGTAAAGAAGAAGGCTAAGTCAAAAGTCAATGCGGCTGGTAATTATACCAAGCCAGCGATGCGTGCCTCTTTGTTTAAGAAGATTAAGGCAGGCTCTAAGGGTGGAGACCCTGGCGAATGGTCTGCTCGCAAGGCTCAGTTGCTTGCAACTCAGTACAAGAAAGCAGGAGGCGGTTACAAGTAATGGCACTTGCTAAGTCACAACAGTCTTTAAAGAAATGGACCAAGGAAGAGTGGACAACTTCTGATGGTAAACCATCTAAAGGCAAGAAAAGATATTTGCCCAAGAAGGCATGGTCTGCGTTAAGTGCATCTGAAAAGAAAGCA